GAGAATTTTTATGACTTTTTTGTTGACTAACAAGACGGTATCTTTTCTCTTAGCTGTGTAAAAGTACAAAAATTGCAGCAGATGGCATTATGATATATAGCAGTAGCTTTTATACAGGGTTAAAGCCAGATCCACTGCTCAAAGTATCAGAGTGGGCAGATAAGAACCGTCAGCTTTCGACGATAGCATCATCAGAACCAGGAAAATGGAGGACAGAGAGAACGCCATACCTCAGAGAAATAATGGATTCACTATCTTCGTCTTCACCGGCTGAAAAAGTGGTATTCATGAAAGGAGCGCAGATAGGCGGAACAGAAGCTGGGAATAACTGGATAGGATATATAATCGACCAAACACCAGGGCCAATGCTGGTAGTACAGCCAACAGTAGAAATGGGCAAGCGTTGGTCAAAGGGAAGATTTGCGCCGCTCATTGAAGATACGCCATGTTTAAGGAGTAAAATAAAAGATCCAAGGTCGAGAGATTCAGGCAACACTGTACAAAGTAAGGAATTTCCGGGAGGAACGGTAGTAGTAACAGGTGCCAACAGTCCAGTGGGTCTGCGCTCTATGCCGGTAAAATATCTTTTTTTAGATGAAGTAGATGCATATCCAGGAGATTCAGGAGGAGAAGGGGATCCAGTTCTTCTCAGTATCGCGCGAACTAATACATTTACGCGACGAAAAATCTTTTTAGTTTCAACACCAACGGTTCACGGAATAAGCAGAATAGAGAAGGAATTTGAGAGTTCAGACAAACGATACTTTTTTGTACCTTGTCCACATTGTGATCACTATCAGGTGCTGAAATGGCCACAGATAAAGTGGAAAGATAAAGATCCCTCAACAGCCCACTACGTTTGCATAGAGTGTAGGGGAGAAATAAAAAATCATCAAAAAACAGAGATGTTAGCTAGAGGTGAATGGAGGCCTACTAATCCAATAAAAGGTGAAAAAAAAGGATTCCACCTTTCAAGCTTGTATAGCCCAGTTGGCTGGTATAGCTGGAAACAAGCAGTAGAAGATTATCTGCATGCAAAGGAAAATGAACAATTACTGAAAGTTTGGATAAATACAACACTCGGAGAAACCTGGGTAGATAAAGGAGAAGTACCAGACTGGAAGCAACTATTTAACCGAAGAGAATCTTATCCGATAGGCATGGTGCCAAAAAGTGGAAAAATAGTATTGACGGCAGGGGTTGATGTACAAAAAGATCGTTTAGAAGTAGAAGTGGTAGCGTGGGGAAGAAACCGAGAAAATTGGTCAATAGACTACCAGGTATTAGAAGGTGATACTGGCAGTGGAGAAGTATGGGAAAAACTGTCAGAGCTTTTGAATCATCATTTTATCGGTGAAAATGGTCTTGAATACATGATAAGCATAATGGCGGTAGATGCTGGGTATGCAACACAAGAAGTATACAACTGGGTAAGAGGTCACCAAGGCTCTGGAAGAGTAATGGCAGTAAAAGGGGCAAACAAAGCGCTAGTGCCACTTAGCAGCCCAAGTAGAGTAGATGTAACAGTTAGCGGACAAAAGCTAAAGAGAGGAATGAAGCTGTGGCCAGTCGGGGTATCGATATTAAAGTCCGAGCTTTTCCAATTACTTAATGTTTTAACAGAAGGGGCGCCGGGGTATTGTCATTTTCCAGAGTATGCACCTGAATATTTTAAGCAGCTAACCGCAGAGCAACTAATTACCAAAGTAGTAAAAGGATATACCAAACAAGAGTGGCAAAAGATAAGAGACCGAAATGAAGTACTAGATTGCAGAGTTTACGCAAGAGCAGCATCAATAGCACTGGGAATAGATAGATGGCCAGAGAGTAAATGGGAGAGTTTAGCAGGTGAAAAGGCTAAAAAGTCAAAAAGAGTGAGAAAGAGCAAGTGGCTAAGCGAGAAAAATGTACAGTGAAGAATACTTAGCACAAGTAGAAGAAGCGATAAAGAAGCTACAGAGCGGGAAACGCGTAGTGTCGATTGCATATGGCGATCACGTGGTTAGGTACGGAGAAGTGCAGATAAATGACCTCTTGAGCTTAAGACAACGCATTAAATCTGAATTGAAAGTCGCAGGTGTGAAGCCGAAGAGAAAGATTGTTATTGCAACTAGTAAAGGAGTTATATGAGAAGTTATATGGTGGAAAATGAGTATCCGGACTTTTTAGAGCATTTAAAGTATATTATAGCTACAGGTAATATGGCATCAGGAAAGTTTATAAATGCAATAGTAGACCTCTCGCATTGGGATAGGAACATAGATTTTAAATTAGCAAAAGAAGATGGGATATTAGGCGTAATTCACAAAGCCACCCAGGGGGTAGAGTACGTAGATCCTGAATATGCAAAAAGGAGAAAAACCGCTGAGGAAGAAGAAATTCTCTGGGGAGCATACCATTTTGGAGTAGGAGAAAACGGCAAAGACCAAGCTGATCATTTTCTCGAAACAATAGGTGATAGTTCGGATGTATTGCTAGCCCTCGACATTGAGGAAAACAAAGGTGGAAAAAGCATAACAGCAAAACAAGCTGAAGACTTTGTTAATCGAGTTTATGTAGTAACGGGACGTTTACCATTAATTTATGGCAGTCCTTATTTTCTGAAAGATTTTGCAACGCCGATTTTAACTGAATGCCCACTATGGTTATCAAAATGGGGAGCAGAGCCAACATTACCAATAGGATGGAAAAAATGGACTTTATGGCAGTATACCGATGGTAAAACAGGTCCTAAACCAAATTCAGTAGAAGGCATAGGACCATGCGATAGGAACAAATTCAACGGAACATTAGAAGAATTAAAAGATTTTTGGATATCATGATGTTATTGAAATCATTCAAACAATTATTTCGGAAACCAACAAAACCAAAAAGTTCAGCATGGGATGCGTCAGGCTCAGGAAGGAGATTATTGCACTTTCAACCAGAGACAGGAAGTATAAATAGCTTACTCTCGCATAGTCTTGAAACTTTAAGAAGTCGATCACGTGACATGGTAAGAAAGAACTCCTATGCAGCAAACATCATCGATACGATAGTGAGTAATTGCGTTGGGACAGGAATAAAACCGCAGTCAAAGGCGAAAGATGCAGAATTTCGGAAAAAAGTGCAAGAATTATGGCTGAGATGGACAGATGAAGCAGACAGTAGCGGAGTAAGTGATTTTTATGGATTACAAACTCTAGTATGTAGAAGCATGATAGAAGGAGGAGAATGTTTTGTAAGACTCCGAACAAGAAAACGAGAAGATGGACTTTGTGTGCCGTTGCAACTGCAAGTACTTGAATCAGAGCATTTAGATAATAAGAGCAATCAAACCCTTGCCAACGGTAATGTAATTAGAAACGGCATTGAGTTCAATAGACTTGGGCAGAGGGAAGCATACTACCTATTTAGAGAACATCCGGGTGAAGGATCATTTGGAGAGTCAGTGAGAGTACCAGCAAATGATGTTTTACATATCTATAGACCACTAAGACCTGGGCAGATTCGAGGAGTACCATGGTTGTCCAGTGTACTGTTAAAGCTCTATGAACTTGATCAATACGATGATGCGGAGCTGGTAAGAAAGAAGACAGCAGCGATGTTTGCGGGATTTATTACCAGACTTGATCCTGAAGCGAACATCATGGGAGAAGGAGAGAGTAATGAACATGGAGTAGTGCTGTCTGGCTTAGAACCTGGGACTATGCAATTACTTGATCCCGGAGAAGATATTAAGTTCTCGGAACCATCAGACGTTGGGGGAAGTTATGAAGCATTCATGAAACAGCAGCTTAGGGCAATAGCAGTAGGCACAGGGATAACTTACGAGCAGCTAACAGGAGATCTAAGTGGTGTCAATTATTCATCAATAAGAGCTGGGTTAATAGAGTTTCGTAGGAAGTGCGCGATGTTACAGCATAACGTGGTAGTATTTCAGCTTTGCCGTCCAGTATGGGATAGGTGGCTAGAATTAGCAATACTATCTGGAGAACTGGACATAGGTGAAAATTGGGCAAAAGAAACAGCAAAAGAGGTAAAATGGATACCGCAAGGGTGTGCTTACGTAGATCCGCTAAAAGACCAGCAAGCACAGCAAATGGCGGTAAGGAATGGGTTTAAAAGCAGGTCAGAAGTAGTATCAGAGCTAGGTTACGATATAGAAGAAATCGACCAAGAAATTGCTGAAGATCAAAGGCGTGCTAGTGAATTGGGTTTAAGTTTTGACTCGGACGTCAGTAGTTTTGATTCTAATACGGAAATAATATAAGTGAGCTGGCTCAATAAACCGATGATGATAGAGCAAAGAAGCTTTGATTTATTGTCATTACATGCAGAGAAGCATCCAACGTTTAAAAATATAAAACATGCAGTAAGAAATAGTGAAAGGGGAATAAAAGTAATACCAATACATGGAATCTTGACGAAGAAGTCAGAGGCTTTTGATGATGTGTTGGGGATGACATCGTATGAGAAGATACGTGAAGAGATAGAAGAAGCTTTAATAGATGAAGAAGTAGAAACAATAATTTTGGACATAGACAGCCCCGGAGGAGAAGTA